GGGAAAACCTATAAAAACTAAATCAAACCAAGGTAACGAGCGTGAAAGGCTATGAATCAACCCCGACCGTTAAGGATGCGCACAGCCCAGCTGGTCAACCGTTCCACGCGCCGCGATCTTTTTGCCGACATGCCGGACTGCCCGTTCTGCCGATACGGAACGCCGGTCGAGTGCAAGGACTACTGGCTCTGCATTGACTGCGGAGCCAAGATGAGCAAGGCTCAGATTATCCATAATAATTCCCCGATATGAAAATCGAACAACTACCCACCGCCGACCTGATCCCGTATGCAAAAAATACGAGGACACATTCTGAAATTCAAATATCTCAGATCGCCGGAAGCATCCGAGAGTTTGGATTTACCAACCCTGTCTTGATTGACAACGACAACGGCATCATCGCCGGGCATGGTCGAGTGATGGCCGCGAGCAAGCTCGGGCTGGCTAAAGTGCCATGCATCCGGCTAGCGCACCTGACCGACACACAGAAGCGAGCATACATCATCGCTGACAACAAGCTCGCGCTGAACGCTGGATGGGACATGGAAATGCTCGGGCTGGAGTTGGCAGACTTGAGGGAATCAGATTTTGATTTAGACCTCACCGGCTTTACCGACGAGGAGTTGGCAAGTATCCTTTGCGAAACCACCGAAGGCGAAACCGATCCTGACGAGGTGCCAGAGTTGCCAGTCGACCCTGTGAGTGTGCTTGGCGACGTGTGGATACTCGGCAAGCACCGGATCGCCTGCGGGGACTGCACGGATCAAGGGACGGTGGACAAGGCACTGAATGGAGTGCAGCCGCACTTGATGGTGACCGACCCGCCGTATGGGGTGGAGTATGATCCCGACTGGCGGAACAAGGCGGTGCGCTCGGATGGCTCTGCCAGCGATGGCAGAGCGACCGGAAAGGTTCTCAACGACGACAAAGCTGACTGGCGCGACGCGTGGGCGTTGTTCTCAGGCGACGTGGCCTACGTCTGGCACGCGGGTTTGTTCGCTGGCATTGTAGCCGACAGCCTTGTCGCATGCGACTTCACCCTTCGATCTCAGATCGTGTGGGCAAAAAGCAACTTTGCAATTGGTCGTGGCGATTACCACTGGCACCATGAACCATGCTGGTATGCCGTCCGCAAAGGAGCGACAGGACACTATTGCGGAGATCGCAAGCAAAGCACACTCTGGCAAATCCCGAAGCCGGCAAAATCAGAAACAGGCCACGGCACGCAAAAGCCAGTCGAGTGCATGAAAAAGCCTATCGAGAACAACAGCTCACCTGGACAGGCGATCTATGATCCGTTCAGCGGCAGCGGCACCACGATCATTGCGGGCGAGATGACCGGGCGATGCGTCCACGCCATCGAGCTGAATCCCGCGTATGTCGATGTCGCGGTCACCCGCTGGCAAGCCTTCGCGGGCAAGCAAGCGATCCACGAAGCCAGCGGCAAAACATTTGACGATATGAAGGCAACCTAAACCATGAGCGCGAAGAAGTCACCAGCAAAGAAGGCGTTTGTGAAGGTGCCGATCATATCGCCTGAGCAGCTTGATAAAATCCATCAAGCCAACGCCGCCAACCTTATCAAAAAGGTAAAGAGCGGTAAGACGTTGAACGGCGAAGAGCGGCGGATACTGGAGGGCATGGCCGGACACGACACTGAAACCGTGACGACATCTCGGCTGGCTGAAATCTTCGGCATCAACCGCAAGACGCTTGCTCAGTGGCGCAAAGAGGGGAAGAGCGTGCCGGACAAAGTAAGTGGCAAAGAGCCGCTGGCGGAGTGGAGGCGATGGTTTGAGGCAAACCCCGACGCTGGGCATTTCGATGGCAAGCCGAGCAAGAGCCGGGAGGAACTGCTGGCGGTCAAAGTTGCGGTTGAGATCGACCTGCTGGAGATCAAGCGGGACAAAGAACGCGGCAAGCTAGTGCCGAGGGCTGAGGTCGAGGAACTGCTAGTCCGCATTGCCATGGCGATGCAGTCTTATCTTCGCCGGTATGAGCGCGAGATTCCAGCCTTGTGCCTAGGGCTTGCACTTTCGCAATCGACACCGCTTGTAAAAGCCCGCACCCGTGAACTGCAAGACGTGCTGGCAAACACCTCAGCGGACTTCTGGAACGAACACCCTGAGAACGAATCAGCATGATCGAGACTTTCGCCCGCGCCATGAAAGCACCGTCCGACCTTCACCCGGCGGACTGGTGCGCGGAGCATGTCTATGTTGAGAACTCGGAACGCTCCGACAAATTCGACCCGTCGCAGACTCGCTGGTGGCGGAAACCGATGGGGCATTATGCCGACTATGAAACGCGGCAGATGGTCTGCTTAATGCCGACCGGCACAGGAAAAAGCACATTCTTTGAGGCAATCAACTGCTGGATCGTCTCAGAATCGCCCGGCTCGGTTCTTTACGCATCCATCACCGACCCAAACGCCGAGCTATGGGGCGAGACGAGATTTCTGAAAGCTGCCAAGAAGTGCAAGCCGCTGGATCACCTTTGGCCGCGCAACGCTCGCAACTCGGTGCGCCGAGATGCGATTATCTGGCCGCACATGTTCATGGTTCTCGGTGGAGCCAACCGCAGCAACTTTCAAGAAGTCAGCATCACGCACGGCCACGGCGACGAAGCATGGGAGTGGAAGCACGGCATGGTGCGCGAGTGGAATGCCCGAAGCCACAACCGCGAAAACCGCAAGTTCGTTCTGGTATCCCAAGGCGGCGAGATTGCCAACGAGGACGGCCACGGAATGACAAGCGAGCTACACGCCGAGCATGACAAATGCCGCAAGTGGGAGTTTGCGTGGCAATGCCCGGAATGCAACCACGCTCAGCCGTTTGCTTTTGAATCGCTAAAATATCCAGAAACAGGAAGCAATCAGGATCGAGCCGATGCTGTTGTCATGGTCTGCGCTGGATGCCAACATGAATTTCCGGATGACATCGCCACGCGCAGGCGCCTGCATGATTCTTGTCAGGAAAATGACGGGTATCTTCTGACAAGCGACACCGGACAACGTGGCTATGAAGGATTTCACACCGACAGGACGGCAGTCTGGTGGCAACCGTGGGGCGATGATCTTTTGAGGAAATTGTCCGCCGACCAGCAAGCGAAAGCCGGAGATTACACCGCGCTCAAACAATGGACTCAGAAAGACCGTGCGCGAGGCTGGACGGACAACCTCCAAGCATCTGAGATCATCCTGAAGCCCAGCGGCTACACCCGCAGCGACTACACCGAGGGGCAGAAGATTGACGGCGAGGTTTTGCGGTTCTGCACGATTGACGCAGGCGGAGATCACTTCTGGCTTCGCATCCGGGCATGGTGCCAAGGTGGAGAATCGAAAGGCTTATTTTTCGGCTACATCAACAGCGATGCAGAGTGTGAAGAGATGCGCGCGCGCTACAACGTCGAGACGAAGCACACCTTCCTCGATGTCGGCTTCGATCAAGAGCGCATGGCCGGGATTATTGTCAAATATGGATGGCAGGGCATGAAAGGCGATGGCAACAGAAAGAGCGGCTGGGACTGGCCGATAAAGGGTAACGATACGAAAAAAGAAATTCGTCTTTACTCGAAACGCTGGGTGGCACTTTCCAAGGAAAAGAAACCTGCAACCTGCTGGCACATCGCCACCGAGCCGATGCAATACATTTTGCAAAGGCTCATGTCTGGCGACGGAGCGGAGTGGCTAGTGGAAGATGATGCACCGCCTAGCTACGCAAAGCAGTTGAACGGAGAACGGCTGGAGACAGCAAAGGACGCAAAAGGGCGGGAGATTAAGAAATGGGTCAGGCACGGAGCCAACCACGGTCGTGACACCGAGGTTTATCAAGTTGCGGCTGCTTTGATGTTTAGAATCTTCACACCGGCAAAAGACGATGAATAAAAAACGTGGGGCTTATCGGAGCAGGCGCGTTGAAACTAAAAAACGCGATAATGACCGCCGCCACGAATCAGCGATTTACCACGAAGAGGAAAAGAAAGTCTGGGTGTCGCTGAAGGGAAAGCAAGTGCCGCCACCCTTAAAAATCAGACCCCGCTATTTGACCCCTACTTACATTGACCCAGAGACGAAATCGGAACTTGAGCGAGCAGTAAGCGGAGACTCCCTAATGCTCGACCGATACGAGGCATCAAGAATCATTGTCGCCGATGCTATCGAGAGGAGACTGATACGAGAGGCGATATCCGCATTTGATAAATGACTGTTGTTTGACTTTCGCCACTAAGCGATGAATCATCGAGCATGGCATCGGCGTTCTCACAAGCTCAGGCAATTTTTCGCGCGATTCGTGGAAATTCGACGTTGATTGAGGCTAAAAAAGCTGAGTATCTAGCAGCAGCCACAGCAATCACATCGACAACCGGCGGCATACAGGTAGAATCTGCCACAGTCAACGGGCAATCATTTTCTGGTAAAGCAACCTCGACACCTGCCGATCGTTTGCAGATCTTGCAGATACTTATGAGCATGATTGACCGCGATTCTGCTGGCAATCGAACCATAAAAGCCGCTTTTTTATGATACTTGACCAATACGGAAACGCAGCCACGTCTTATTATACTCGCAGGGCATCCCGCCACGCTAACCTAGGAGGTGGCGACAGACCTAGCGAGGCAAGGAATCTCCGCGATCTTCACAAGATCGTCACAAAGTATGACCGAGAGACGCTGCAATCTGCGAGTCGCACGCTGTATCTAAACTCTCCGCTCATGGTCGGGGCATCGAACCAAATCGGGATTTACTCGGTAGGCAACGCATTCCTGCCGACCTACAAGGGCAAGGATAAAGAGTTTGGTGACGCGGCAAAATTCTGGCTGAAAGATGAATGGTATCCGATCTGCAACATAATCGGCGACATCGCGGACTTCACGTCTGACATGTTCGTTGACTCGGTGAGCATGGATCGCGACGGCGAGGTATTCGAGTATTCGACGCAGACAAAAAGCGGTTACCCTCAGATTCAGCAAATCCCATCGCATCGCATTTCCAGCGGAGAACTTCCTGACGGTATACAGAAGGCAGGCGAATACGCTGGGTATGACCTCTACGACGGCATCTTTTATTATCCAGGCACATCAATTCCTGTCGCCTATTGTCTTTGTGACATCGACGGGAAGCACAAGCAGTTCATCGAAAAGAAATTCATTCTTCATGTATTTGACCGCTACTGGCCAGAGCAACGCCGAGGGCTTCCGCTTTTCTGGCACTCGCTGAACAACCTCCGCGACATCATGCAGAGCGAAGAGTGGGAGCGCATGAACCTGCTTTCAATGTCATCATTGAACTACACCGTCGAGAACGAGACAGGAGGCGCTGACATGGAAGAGCCGGGTTATGTTGAAGGTGACTGTGGCAACCTTGCAGTGCAATTCCTGCAAGGCGGTCGGATCATGTATGCCAAAGCCGGAGCAGGTGAGAAGATCACCCAGCATCAGAACTTCAGACCCGGCAACCCGTGGCATGAATTCTACGATATGCAGGCGCGGCAATGTCTCGTCGGGGCGTGTTTACCAGCTACGCTCTGGAAGCCATCAGGGCAAGGCACGGCGCAGCGGGAGGACATCGGCAAGGCGTGCCGGTTCGTCGAGGATCGTCAATCATTGCTGGAAAAGATCGCCAAGTGGAGAGTCAGAAAAGCGATTGCATGGGCTATGGAAAACAACCGCATCCCGCGATCTTCTGAATGGTACAACTGGGGATTCACCCGTCCGCCGAAACTGACCATTGACGACGGCCGCAGCCTTAAGGAGAAGATGGCGCTTTACGACAAAGGACTCCTCAACGCAACCTCGATCCTCGGCGAGCTGTCGATGGACTTGGATGAAAGCATTGACGAGCGCACCGAAGAGGCCGCAAAAACCATAATCAGTATTCGCGAGAAGAACGTAAAATACGGCGTCGAGATCGACCCTCGCAGCGTGCGGCTTTTGACAGCCAGCGAGCAAGCTCCGCAAGTAACCGCGCAATCCGAAAACGGCGAAGATGAAGATGGCGAAGATGACGAATCCAACAACGACAAGCTCAGGTTTGAAAACCTAAAAGCCAAGTTTGATGCTTACGGTGTCGCGGTTCGGGCAGGCGCAATCACACCGGCGAAAGAAGACGAAGACTTATTCCGCAAAGAGGCGGGACTACCATCCATGCCAAAGGCAGTAGCCGGAGCATGGAAGGAAGATAAGGGATATCGCAGGCCGATCACGCTCGCCGTTAAAGGCAGACCAGCATCGTCATTTAACCAACCACAAACCACAACTGAAGAATGATCACCATCGAAAACAAAGGCGGAAAAGTGAAGCTTAACGAAGCAGTCACTCAGGACAGCATCAAACGCATGATTGACGAAATCGGCAAAATGTTCGGGGCGAAAGCCGTGGCAGAAGGCGCAGATTTCGGCGAGATCATGAACGCGGCTGAGAATGCCGTTGACGTGCTCGACATTGAAATCAATTCCCCCGGTGGCAGCGTGTTCGATGGATACACCATCTATCAGGAGATCAAATCTTTGCGCGACCGTGGCGTTGTCGTCAACGCCACCATCACCGGCATGGCTGCATCGATGGCATCTGTCATCTGCATGGCCTGTGATAAAATCTCTATGGTCAAACATGGGCGCATGATGATCCATGATGCATCCAGCGGAGCAGTCGGCAACGCGCAATCACTTCGTAAGACAGCTGACCTTTTGGAAGCAATCAGTGAGGACATCGCAGACATCTACCACGAAAAAACTGGAATGGATAAAGATAAAATCCGAGCAATGATGAAACTGGAAACATGGATGAACGCAAAGGAAAGCATCGCTAACGGCTTCATTGACGAGATCATCGGCGAGCAGGTTGACTTTCGCCAAGAAAGGGCTGAATCTTCGCACATGAGCTTTCTTAATCGCCTTACTAATCCATCTTCCGAAGAGTCCATCGAGCGCATCGCTGCACTTGAAGCAGAAATCAGCGCACAAGCTGCTGAGTTTCAATCTAAGCTCGACGCTGCCGAACTCGCGCTGCAAGAAGCTGCCGAGATCTCCGCTGAGAACATCGAGCTGCGCATCAAGGCCGAGCTAGTGCCATCTTTGGAGGCGAAGATCGCGGAAATGGAAGAGATCGCAATCATCACCGCTGAGAAGATCGACATAGCCGCCGCACAAAAGCTGGCGAGCATGGGTCACGGCGATCCGCTTGATCTTGGCAGTGCATCAATCACAGACACAAAGCCAAAAACTATCATCGAAACCTTAAACGAACTCAAAGGCGCTGAGGCTGCTGCTTTCTACGTTGCAAACCGCGCAGAAATCGAAGCCGATAAAAACCGCTACTCAGTCTAATCAAATTTCAACTCTCAACTAACTAATCATCATGGCAACTATTGCACTCAACGACAAAATCTTTACCCAGATCGCTCTTCAAGCGTTCGTGGCAAAGCTCGCTCCACTCAACGCATTCACTCGTGACTTTAGCGGCGACGCTCGACGCAAAGGTGATGCTGTCATCGTGCCGCTCATCAGCGGTATTACTGCAACCACCTTCAACAACTCCTACGAAGTTGGCGGCGGTGCAATTACCTTCGCTACTGTCAGCATTGACAAGCATCGCATATCCAGTATCGACCTTACGGACGTTCAAGTTTCCAACAGCTCCGCAGCTGTTATGGACAATCTGGCTATCCAAGCCGGTGAGTCGCTTGCTCGCATCGTTCTCACCGACATCTGGTCTGCAATCACGGTCGCCAACTTCGGTGCCGCGATCCTCACGACTGCCGGTGCGAATTACACCATCGCTCAGATGGGCGCACTTCGCAAAGCACTTTCGCAGCGCAACGTGCCGACCGATCGCCTCTCGTTTATCTCCGACAGCGAGATATACACCGGCTTGCTCACCTCGGCTGGTGTCGCCCAAGCACTCAACTACGGCGGTGCCGAAGCGGT